TTATTCAACATTTACCACAGTGTTAATTGCGGGTATTGCTCAAGCGGCATTTGAATGGGGAAGAGTATCTATTCGTCTTCGAGATAGAATTACAGACCTTCAAAAAAAGAAAGTTCAACCATTATTATTTGCAGGTACAAACGATAATGTGAGTATTTTTAATGAAGGTGGAACAGATTTAAAAGATGCACAAAAACCAATGATTCTTGGTCGTGTGACAAATTTAACACCTGTATTAATTAATTCATTTTATCTTATTTATCAGATATCCACAGGGGTATTAACTGAAGTAGTAAATGTCTTCGATAAAGGGGTCTATTTGGCTCGTGGAACTGACTATGCTACCTCAGCATTACTTAGAGCATCAGCTCCTGCTCTAGGGGCATTTAACACCTGTTTAGCAGAGGGAATGATTAAACTTGGAAGCACTCCAACAGGAACGCTAACAGCAGTAGCTTGGCAATATAAAACAGTTGAAGAAAATACTGTTGCTCAAATTGTGAAAAGAGTTGTTACCTCTGCGGGAGGATTAACAACAGGTGATTTAGTTTTATCTGATTACACAACATTAGATGCACAAATTGCAGCTAACGTAGGTCTTGTGGTATCAGGTGATATTATGGTTTCTGATGTACTTGATAATCTCTGTGAATCAATTGGTGCATGGTGGGGATTTGATACATTAAATAGATTTAGAATACTTCGACTTGATGCACCAAGTTCAACATCAGTTGCTGATTTTGATGAATCCAGCATCATGTCAATTGAGCGCGAATCAGTAAGTGTAAATGGCTCTACTGATGCAGTATATAAAATTACACTAGAACATGATAAAAATTGGACTGTGCAAACAGGTGATTCACTTGCAAGTTCTGTTGCGGCTGACCATAAATCTTATTTGGAAAAAGAAGTCCGTAAATCTGTTAAAAAAGATGATTCAATTAAAACTGCACATCCAAATGCACAAGAAGTAACAATATCAACGCTTCTTTGTGGATTAAAATATGCAGAGCCTGAAGCACAAAGACTTCTTAGTATTTATGACCCTACACGAATTATCTTAACAGTATCTGTTAAAGTTGATGCGTCTTCTTTATCCACAGTTGACTTAGGTACTGTGGTTAAAATAACCAGTTCTCGCTATGGATTATCTAGTGGTAAATACCTTCGTGTCATTGGTATCCAAACAGACTTTGAAAATAACAAACTTGACTTAAAATTGTGGGGATAATATGGCAAATATAATGCTTGGGTATAGTAATCAAATTGATACTTCAACCCTAAGTGGTGGTACTTGGAATAGTTCATTTCCCATCACAAATATCAAAAATAGATTATTATCAAAACCCGCAATAACAACAACAAACTCTGTCACCTTTACATTCACTGCGACATCTATTCGTTGTGTTGGAATTATTAAAACTAATCTTCCTGTTGGCGCAACCTATTCATTAGCGAATGGTGCATATAATAGTGGTACAAAAACTACACTTGTTACTAATCAAGATTTAATCTTTGGATTATCTGCAACGGCATCTGGTACATTCACTGTGACAATTACTAGCACTGCGCCAATTAGTATTGGACGAGTATTTGCTGGTGCAACAATTCAACCTACTGTGAATCATACGGCTGGTGCAGGACTTGGTTATACGTCACAATCTACTGTGGAAACATCTGTTGGTGGTGTTGAGTATTTTAAATCAATGCCAATTAGACGTAATTTTAGTTTCACATTAGATTGGCTAACGGATGCTGAAGCCTATCAAACATTAGAAATTATTCGTGTATCTGATATCACAAATGAGGTATTGATAATCCCTGATTATGCAGATACAATATATGGTTATAAGCGTAATTTCATGGGACGATTATCAACGCTTTCTTCTATAAAAAACCCATATGTAAATACTCATCAAGCTGGATTTGAGATTTTGGAGATTGTGTAAATGGCTTTATATTTAGATGCACTTGGTCAAATTGTTGTTGCTAGTTCAATGCCTAGTGGTGGGAGTGCTGTTCCTGCTCAACCATCTTCAAATCTAGTTGATACTGCTCCTTGGTTTAGAAGTCGTGATGATGGGTCTATTCAATGGCATCCCGCTAATTATTATAGTGGTAGTGGTGAAACGTCACTACTTCTCACAGGCATGCTCACAATCCCTGTATCAGTAGTTAACAGTAGCACTACAGGCGTTGTTCCTGTTGGTGGTTTTGCTAATGCGACTGGTACATTTAGAGTATGGCTCGGCACACAAGATGTCACAACACTGTGTACTTTTACAGCAGGTACACCAAATAATATTACTGCAAGTATTAATTCATCAACAGGTGTTTATTCTGCAACAGCAATGCCTGATGCACAATCATATGGTAGCATTGTTTTTACCGCATCCTATAAAGGACAATCATTAGTTTTAACCTATGTTGTCACAAAAGCAAAAGATGGTGTGGTTGGTGCAAATGGTGCTAATTTTAGTATTGACCAAGCGTCTGCAATATTTAATAAATCATCTTCTGGTGTTGTGACACCTAGTGGGGGTATTCCTTTAACCACAAGTTATCAAAACGTATCTGCTATCACAGGATATGTGTGGAAAAAAGGTATTTCGGTTATCAGTGGTGCAACCTCATCAAGCTATACTATTCCAATTACTGATTACAATTCAACCACAACAAATACCTATAGTTGTACAATTACTGGAACAATTAATAATGTTGTGGGTGCAACATTAACCGATACCATTACTGTACCGATGTTGCTTGATGGCTCATCAACACCAACAGTTGTGTTATCTAATGAGAATATGACTTTCCCTGCATCAAATATAGGATTCTCAGGGATTAATTTTGCATCTGGCTCATGTGAAGTCACAGCATACATTGGTGCAACACAATTAACCTATAGTGCTACTGGTGGAGCAAATACATTTAAATGTACCGTGAGTGCTACAAATGTCACAGTTGCGGGTGGAACAATTAGTGGAACTAAATTAATTCTTCCAGTTCCAACAGCAATGTCTGCTGATAGTGCATATCTCGATATAACAACAACCATTTATGACTCAACTGGCACAGCATTAAGCGGTTTACTTGTAAGTCGCGTTACTTATGCATTGAGTCGCGCAGGTATTAAAGGTGATACTGGTGATGCAGTTGATTTCATCTTTGTGCGTAGTGCATTACAACCAGCAACTCCTTCTCCTTCAAGTGGTGTACCCAGCTCACCAGTCCAATGGTATACCGATGTGGCTTCTGTTCCTTCTGGAATAAACCCATTGTGGTCAAGTGTGGGTTTTAAAGTAACGGGTGGCACAAATTATACTTGGGATACACCAAGTCGAATTGAAGGTGCTAATGTTGCAGAAGTATCTGTTTACACTCGTGGTGTGCCAACAACTACCCCATCGGGTGGAACTTATACTTTTGGAAGTGCAACACCTATTACGAGTGTACCAACATCAACAGGTGCCACATGGAGTGCTGCTATTCCAACTGGTACATCACCCGTTTATATTTCACGAGCAGTTGTTTCTGCTCCAGCAGGAAATACCTCAGCAGTAAATATTACTGGTTGGTCAACACCTGTCATTAGTTTTCAAAATGGAGTAGACACCACTGCTTATTGGATTAGTTGTACTGATTCTTTAAAACGCAGTACATCACTAGTTTATACTCCAACAACTGTGTCAATGACTGCCTATAGCAAAACAGGAACTGCTAATCCTTCTGTGTATGCTGGTCGTTTTAAAGTTTATGAAAATGGTTCATTAACACCAAGTTATACTTCAGCGACAGACCAATCAACTTATGCCTATACACCAAGTGCAAATAACTTAACACAATTAAAAGTTGAAGTTTATTTAGCGGGTGGAACAACAACTAAATTGGATGAACAAACAATCCCCATTCTTCAAGATGGGTCTAGTGCAATTAGCATTGTGGATTCAAATAATAACGTCACTATTCCAACAGCAAGTGATGGTAGTTCAAGTGGAACATATCCTAATTCAGGTACAACCATTCAAGTATTTGAAGGGGCAACCGCGCTAACATATACCACAGGTGTGGCAACAAGCGGTAAGTTCTCAGTTGCTGTATCACAGAATCCTACAAGCTCAATTACACTTGGTGCTACAAGTGGGAATAATACGACATCATTTATTATTGGTAATCACAGTAATATGGTTACTGGTACTAATTCCGTTAGTATTGTGTTTACTATTACAGCAGTGAAATCGGATGGTACATCAATCACATTAACTGAGAACCAAACAATAACTAAGGCTAAAGCAGGTGTCCCATCCTATACTTGGACTAAATATGCTGATGACGCATCTGGTACAAACTTAAGTGATTCACCTACAGGTAAAGCATATATTGGTATTGCATCAAATCAAAGTTCCCCCACAGAATCAACCAATCCTGCATTCTATACATGGAGTAAGATACTAGGTGATACAGGTCTTGCTGGCACATCGGTTTACACGGCTACAATTTATTATCAACCAAATCCAGCATCAACTCCGAGTGCGCCTTCTGGTGGTACATATGTGTTTAATGGTAATACCTTGACACCGCCATTAGCAGGTGCAGGTATATATTGGTCTAAAACGATGCCTGCTGCATCGCAAACATTACCAACATATCAATGCCAGTTTACTTTTGTCACAAATCCACCAACAACGACTATTAATAGCACATTAACTGCTGGCACATGGTCTTCTCCAACTGTTGTGTCACAATTAGGGACTAATGGCTCAAGTGGTAGTACTGCGGTTAGAGTTTATTTAAAGAATTCAAGTTCATCAGCAGCATCATCAAATCCATCAGGTAATATTACTGCAACAGGCTCATCAAATGATACTTGGTATACCAATACCCAAACATTAGCAACAGGTCAATTTCAATGGCAATGTGATGGAACATATAATCCAAATACGACTTCAACCACATGGGGTTCACCCTATTTAACTGTATTTAAAGTCGATACCTTATCTGCCTTCACTGTGAATACTGGTGCATTAACGGTTAATAATTCACTGAATGTTTCTACAGGTGGTAATATTAAATCTGGTATGACTGATTTTGCCAACGGTATTGGTTATTGGCTAGATTATAATGGTGGTACACCTAGATTTAGTGTTGGGGATGTAAGTACAAGTGCTTCCTCTACTTTAGTCGCAGGTAAACAGTATAAAATTGTTTCTTTAGGTAGTACAAATTGGAATACTGCTGCTGGCACTACGGGGATTACTTATGCAATTAATTCTATATTTACAGCAGCTAATACTGGCAATGGTACTGGGACTGCTGTTTTAGTTAATAAAGGTATTTTTTGGAATGGCAGTACTTTTACAGTAGCGGGGGATGTTATTGGTACTGTTAATATAAATGCTAATGCTGTTACAAATTATTGGCAACAAAACTATCAATATGGAACAACAGGTTATCCATATCAATTAAACTTAGCAAATAGCCAATATAATACATCATTTACAGCAATAACAATGCCTACTGCGGGAGTATTAGCAATACAAGTTTCCAATGTAATACATAATAATTCAACTTCAGCCGACTATGGTGTGGAAGTTTGGTCTTCAATTTCAAAAAATGGTGTTTATGTAAATTCAAACGCAGAAACATATTGGTTAAGGATATTGGGTGCTTCATCCTATAGTGCTAATTTTGCCGTACACTCATCTGGAATGAACGGTTCTATGCAAGTTTTTAAAAATATTGAACATGTTACAGTTGCTGCGGGTGATACAATTATTATTAGAACAACTGCTCGATGTGCAACTACTCAAACTGTTTTGTGGTTAGATTCGGTTTCTTACACAGCTGTACTTTATAAGAGATAACTATGGCTAATATAATTTTATTTGATAGTTTAACTAATTTATGTAAAAGTATTATAACTACAGACTCTGTAGATTCCATATTTATAGAAGAGAATACTTTTCAATTAGAAGTCTCTGATGAAACTTTACAAAATCTTTTAAACCAACACGGTTTATTGTATGTTAAAAATGGAGATGTTTTAGTAACTATACCTCCTAGTAGATTTCATAAATATGACTCAAATACTGAAACTTGGGTAGAAGATACTTCTCTAAAATATCAAATTTTAAGTGATGAAGTTAGAGATTTAAGGCTATATTACCTACAAGAGTTAGATAAAATAGTTAGTAATCCTTTAAGATATGCTTCTTACTCGGAAGAAAAAAAAGCAAATTTAAATATCTATAGACAACATTTGTTAGATATACCACAACAACAAGGTTTCCCACTAAACGTAACTTTCCCAACCATCCCGCAATAGAAGGTATTTAAAATGGCATCAAAAACACTTGCTCAACATAAATTAATGCTTGCAGCAGCTCATAATAAAGCCTTTGCTAAAAAAGCAGGTATCCCAATACCTGTGGCAAAAGACTTTGTAGCGGCAGATAAAAAGGCTGGTAAATTTAAAGCCAAAAAGAAGAAGTAAATAAAATGCCCCGAAAGGGGCATTCTTTTAGGCTATATGACCTGTTTTAAGGATACTGGCTAAATCAATAGCACGTCCATAAACTTGTCTTGCCCATTTAGATTTCAGCATCTCTTGTGATGCTTGTGTGAAGCGTCTATTCTCAATTAACTTAATGGTCTTTGTGAATTTACCTAATCCACCTAAACCCATGTTATACCCCATATCCAGCATCACATACTGTGAGGTAATAGGTAATTGAGAATACCAACTATAGGTTTCTTGAAGTTGTGTATCTAAACGATTACACATCTCGCTAACAAACATTTCTGCTTTATCTTTTGATATACCTTGACGTTTAATGATTTTAATTTGTCGTGGTGTTAATTCTAAAGGATTCTTTGTTAGGTTATAACCATACCCCACAGAGATATCGCCATTTCTATCATGATAAGGCATTTTTTTATACCCTTCATGTTCACTTGCACCAATAACACATAAACTTAATACTGCTGCGGTAATCATAAGACTCTCTCCATTCTTATTTCATGTTTCATAACTGTATTTCCAAACTAAGGAAAATACAGTTTATCATCGGTTTATTAAATTTTACTTAAATCCTACGTCTTTCAATATTTCATAGCATTTGGTGATATACCAATCATAATCTAAATCAATAGGTATCTCCTTTGTTAATCTCATCATAGGTCTACACTTTTCAGACATCGGCACAGTGTGACCAGTCTTAGCATAAATAATTGCTGTATTGGTCGCTGTACTGTGATAAAAGCGTACAACCTTACCTAAGTACTCAGTGTCCTTTACTGCGCCACCATCGACCTTACAGAGCGTTAGAAACGCATTCATTCTAGTGCATCCTCGCACTGTGTCTTCAATGGATGTTCCATTACTCAAGAATAAAGCAACTGCTTCCGAGCAAATCATATTAGAGGTATTTTTATCAATTTCACGCTCTGAAGGCTTTGTATAAAAAGAATATGCGCCTTTACGTTTAATCTCACCATCAGTCTTAATTGCAAAATAATTATTCACATCGCGACTATGAATAGACTGGTAATGCGTGTATTCCATATTAAATCCTGTATCATGCATCCACTGTGAAATAACATCATTTACGATATTGTTATCTCGTGGTGATTTAATAACCACACCATCCGTATTAGCAGACACACATTCAATGCCTGCTAAATGCAAACGCTCAATAAGCATTAAAAGGGATAATTGACCCGTGACTGTTACCGCAACTAAAAGTTTTGGTGCAAAGAGAATGCTGTACTCAGAGCCAAACTTACCAAATGAGCCATTTAGCAAAATCTTATAACACGCATCAATAATCTTATCTTTTACTTTCTTTGCTTGAACACGTTTATCTAATGCGCCTTTATAGACTTTTAAGAATATATTACCGAGTTGTTCTGGAAATAACTTAAGAATCATGATTATCGATGGGTAATAGGATGTTACATCCGCATCAATTAACTCATAGGTATCATCCGAGTAATGTGATATCGATTTTTCAGTAGAATGCAAACCACCTGAGCCAAGCTGATAACCAACACTATCAATTGTGATAATTGTATTCTTAAGAAGCTCTGAGCGCATCTTACCGCCCACAAATTCGAACCGTTCTGTCTTTAAATCATCTAATACTTTTTGAAGTGCAGGTGTTTCAAATCGAATGAATTTAGGTGCGCTATAAGTAATAATTGCATTCTCATCTACGCTACCTTTATAGATTTCACGACCTAAGAAGCCTTCAACTTCTTTCTTGATAATTGCTTCAGCCATCTGTGCATCAGATTTAGATCGGATATCAAGTTTATTTTGTTTACCCACACTATCTCGCAGTTGTATTTGTGGATAAAGGAAGTTATAAAGATACGCTGTGCTTTCACAATCGTTTAAGCAATATCTACGCACAATACTTATCTGGTCATGATTTAAATCAATACCTGCTTTGAACGGTAAATCTTGAATATTAGGGCATCCTAATCGAGCGGCATATTGCTTAAGCGATGCTTTACCTTTAGCCACTTCAATCAAATCAATGTGGTCTAAATCGAGTTGCTTAACCTTGAAATGTTTTAAGACTTGATAAGGTCTTGATTCCTCCAAAATAAGCATCTCAGTGGCTCGCCACAGCTCGGAAAAAGATTTTCCATGCAATGCCATTGCTAAGATAACAGAGTCAAATTTGATACCATTGAAGCTAATTAAAGTGTGGTTAGTTACAAACCAATTAAGTAATGTAAAATCAAGCTCATAGTCATCATACTTTTCAAAGTAATAGCATTTACCCGTGCAATATCCCACAAAGAATATTAAAAAGTAATTACCATAAATCTCGATATCAAACACAAGTTCTTCATCAAAGGGTTGATAAAATGAATCCCATAAGTTATAGCGATAAGACTGTGCTTCATCAAGATTGGGTAAATAATCATCTTCTTCCCATGTGCGATTAGGAATGATTATTTGTTGGTTCTGTTTCTTTGGCTTAATTTGTGTTTCACCAGAGAACAAATCAAAGTGAAATTTGATATTTTCTTGAACACCAAAATAACGGTCAATCTTTGCATTTACATCATCATCAAACGCATTGCTTATTTGTGCATATTCGACTTCTGTGATTTTAGCAATCACATCGTCTTCTGATGCTAATTCATTTTCATATAGCAATTCCAGAATGCTATCGTGTGGTAATTCACAATAATGCGCTAAATCAAATGAGCTAATATACTTAGCCATCTATCTCTCCATAAATTTTAAGCAATAAAAAACCTTGAATTGTATTTTACAACAAGTCAAGGTTCTCTGTAAAGATTTTAGCCGTTTGGATGAAGTGTGTTTTGAATAAACCAAAAAAGTATTGCACCCATAGCTGTAGCAATTGCGCTACCTGCCCAATAAATTAACTTCTCTAATGCAATTATTTTTTGTTCTAAAAAACCAGTATGAACCATCTTAAGCTCTGTCTCGTTTAACTTCTGTTCAAGACTATCTATTTTAGAACCAAATCGCTCAAAAGTTTTCTTTGTGAGTTCTGAATTCTCTTGTGAACGCTTATCACGTTCATCAAGTTTAAGCACCACTGTATTCATACTTAATGCAATATCGGATAATTGTGAACATAAGCGTTTCACTGTATCTTTTATCTCAGTTAAATCTTTTTCGAGATTGTCCACAGTGGACTCCGTTTGAAGAAGACGAGTAAGTTCAGAGTTCTCTGGTTTGCCTTGCCAGAAATCGCTCATCGTATTTTACCTGACTTAAGAATCAAGGCTAAATCAACAGCGCGAGATTTAACTTGTTTTGCCCATTTAGAATCCATCATCTCAATAGACGCTTGAGTTGTTTTGCCTTCTTCAATGAGTTTTAACGTATTTTTGAATGCAAGTAATCCTTTTACACCTAAATTAAATGCCATATTAATTAGCACATATTGTGTATTAGAATCTAATTTAATAAACCAAGGGAGTTCTTTGATGAGTTTTTCTTCAACTTTAGTGCAGCAAAGTTTTAATAAATGGTCTGCTTTTTCTTTGGAGATTCCAACCGTTTTTAACGATTGTAATTCATTTTCTGATAAGTGGAGTGGATTAGCATCTAAGTTATATCCATATCCAATGGTGAGTTTTCCCGCAGTACAATGATAGGTGTTTTTGCGAAAACCTTCGTGTTTCTTAAGGTTATCTGCTTGTATCTGATTAATTGGCATTGAAGTACATCCTTATAACTTAAAATTCGTGATACGGGCGAGCATAGCACATATCACGAATCAAGTCACGAAATTCTAATCTTTAAATATCACATACTTTTGGTCTTTAAGCATTTTAATGACATCGTCAATATGTTGATTAAATAACCCACACAATTCATCTGCATCTGGTGCGGACAATTCATCTTGGTTCTCAATAAACTCTAATGCTTCTTCATACATTTCAACTAAAGATTCATTTTCATCTTCAAGTTCAGCAATGATGATTTCCGCAGAAGCGAGTTTTGTTTCAGTCACAGCATTTATTGCTATCTGTGTTTTTAATTTACGTTCAAGGTCACGATAATCATTTTTCAAACGCAAATAATCATCAAGTAAGTCACTTTCTAAATCACTCAACAAATCAACAATATTTCCCATTTTAGTACCCACTTGAGTTAAAACCATTATCACCACGAGCTGAATCATCCAGCTCATCCACTTCCACATAGTTAATTAGATTCACAGGTATTGTGAGTAATTGTGCTATTTTATCCCCTGTATTTACTTTATATGCATCACTTCCGTGATTATATAAATGAACAGCGACTTCACCAGTATAACCTGAATCAATGCATCCAGCACCAACTTCAATGTTATGTTTAACAGATAGTCCGCTACGAGACCACAATAAACCCACACACCCTTGTGGGACATCAATACGCAAGTTTGTTTTTACAACTTTACTTTCACCTGCATAAATAATAACTTCTTCACTTGAATATACATCTTGTCCAGCATCAAGAGGGTTATTTCTAGTTAATTTACCTGATTGAATTTTACCAATGCCCCTATTTTCAAGAAGTTCAACACGATTTGCTAAATCTCTTACTATGTGAGCCAAATATTCAATATCACCCATAAATACCCCCTTTTGTAAATGGCGTAAAACAACTGTTACGCACGTTAGTTATTAAATTAAATACATATCTTACAGAGCCTTGATGCTCTATTCTCTGTGAGTACAATTTGCACATATCCTTACTTGGACAATGACTATTAAGGCAAACTTTCTTCATTGATAAATCCTAATTCAAATTGTTTTTTGGTTATTTCAATTAAATAATTAGTATTTTCAATCCTAAGATTGGTCAGCAATAGTTTATAGGTAACGTCTTCTTCATCATTAAGAAGTCTAACAGCATAGCAAATACTATCCATTAGTTCTTCTTTTAAATGCTGTAACCACTCTGATTCAGTTAAATCTGTTCGCTCAAGGGTAACGCCATACTTTTTTAATCCAGTCTCAGCACGGTGCTGAAACTCTTTTTCAAGTTGTTGTGCTATTTTTTCATCAGTTGTGAATTTTAACACTTCACAGATACTATCTTCTATCTTACTCATAATGTATTATCTGGTGGAAAAAATAAATAGTGTAAAAAAGCAACAGTTAAAACTAATTGCCCATAAATAACTATATCAAAAGGATTGTCGTTCATTTTTTACTCCGTACACATCGCTTATTTGCATTACTGTTTAGCAGATTAACAACATTGGAGTGCTGTAATTCTATCGCTTTTTGAGTACATTGTGCAATAGTTTTAAAATGAAGTTTATCTATATCCACAGAAGAACCATTTAATGCAATGGTCATTATAACCCAACTCATCTATCGACCTCCACCCATTGTTTGTCTTTCCAGTAAACTTCTTTAAAAATGATATCATTAGAAAGTTGTGATAAAAATAGTTTTATCTTGAGTTTATATACATCTGTCAATAAACCTTTTGTGTCTTCAATCACAACATCTGAGCCTTTAAGATATTTAAAATCAGACACATATTCTGTTTTACGATGTGTTTTACCTTTACGTTTAAAACCATCCATTAAAACAAATCGAGGTTGAAGCTCTAAGTCTTTAATTCGTCCAAGTCTTTGTTCTTCTTTAAGAAATTCGTATCGCTTTGCTTCAACTTTAGAATCAAATGTGTGACCATCGACAACTGTCTTTATAGCAGAATACTTTGAGCCAGCTTTACGTTTAAACATCATCGCATATACGCCTTTACAATTTCTTTTGCGATACCACTACGCACAATATCCTCTACATCAAATTTTACAATACCCACATTATTCACATAAACAAGTCTTCTCATAGCATCAGCAAGACCACTACGCTCACTAATATCTTGTTGGTCTAAGTCACCATCAATTATTACCTTAACTCCTTCTCCAATACGGGTCAAAAACATCCGCATTTGGCTCTCAGAGCAGTTTTGAGCTTCGTCTAATATAACTATAGCATCGTTAAATGTCGTCCCTCTAAGGTACGCTAACGGCTTAAATTCGATGACTCCTCTTTTTAAATAATAATCAACAGTGGATTTACCCAGTCTACGATTAAGAATCTCAAGCATTGGTAGCATATAAGGCGCAGTTTTATCTTCTAATTCACCTTTAAGGAATCCAATATGCTCACCTGCTTCCACAATAGGGCGTGTGATAACAAGTTTGCTAATATTTTTTAATTGAAGTTGTTGCGCTGCGTAGCTTAATGCTACGAAACTTTTACCGACACCGGCACAGCCGATACCCACTGTGATAATATTTTGTTCAATAGAGCGTAAATAAGCCGCTTGTTTTGCGTTCTTAGTTCTTACTTCCTGTGGTTCACGTTGATAATTATTAGGGATAATTTCTTCATTCAATACTTCCCATTTTTGCGTAATATTCTTTTGCGCTCTTTTTCGTGACATAAGTATCCTTGTGTAAATCAATATAATTAATTATGTTCAGACAATTTGGTAATCCTATCAATAACATCTTGTTCTGGCATGGTATCACTTTTTAAAATATTTTCCTTTGCCCACAATGGTTGAAAATTACCATAGTGATTTAATTTAATGATTTCTTCCTCTGTTTTAGCTGATGATATAGGAATAATATGGTCTAAATGCCATTCACCCCTATTATTCCACGTCATTCCATCTTTAAATTGATTTTCGATATGTTTCATAAAAAAATCAAAATCACATCCAAGTATGCTTTGCGTTTTTGATTTTTTAGAATAACCATTTCGATGAAGTGACATTCCTATTAAATTTCGTATTCTATAGGCAATGGTATATATGGGGTCATTCTTTCTTCTATTTAAATGATATTTGTTAATAGTATGTTTATTTTTCTTATTATTTATCCTTTTTAACTCTCTTATCCTTTCAATATTATTTGACACATATTGTTTTATAATATGCTTATTATTTTTATAATATATCGCTTTTTTTATTTTTATTTCTTCTTTATGTGATTTGCGATATTCAAATCCATATGCTTTTAATTCTTCTTTGTTATTTAAATAATAGTTTTTTCTATATTCTTTATGTTTTTCAGGTTTTTCATAATAGTGTTTTTTACGTTTAATACTGTCACACGGTTTGCAATATGAACCAACCCCATGAGGTGAACAATTCTTTTTATAAAAATCGTCTGTTGATTTCTCTTTCTTACAACCAATACAAATTTTTGTCACCATGATATTACCAACAAGTATTTGCAACTTGATTAATCAGATAAACCACAATTGAAAGCAATATGGCAATTGATATATCTTTGTTTTCTTCAATTAATTCTTGCATTTTTTTTATTCCAAAATAGAGGACATAGTGCGCTATGAAACGCACTATGTCAAAACAATTTATTTTACTGGGCAAACCCCGCCAACACATCCTTCCTGACTTTCAATTTCAGTAAAAGACCCTGTTGTTTCAACTGGTTTCAAATTGGCAACATATTCATTATATGCTTCTTTTGTTACAACTTCTTGTGGTAAATATTGATAACCTAAATCAGCGGCTGTTTTTGTTGGGTCAGCACGATATAAAAAACTAACACCAACATATAGATTCCAATTCTTTAAAAGCCAATTAACAATATCTTCTACTTCATCTGGTGAATAACTAATTGTCACAGATGTGTTCTGTTGTGTCCAGTTGTTTTGTAGCAATGCATATCTTTCAAGTTGCGAAATAGCCGATTCAAGATTAACCTCCATACCATTCCAATAATCAAAGGGTACATCATCCCATGCAACAGGGAATGTCACAATACAACTTGTTGTATCATTTGGATGAGGTATTATTTTATATCCCGCATCACGAAGCAAATTCAAATTTTCATCATGATTACTAAAAACAACATTATTAAAAATATATTTTCCAAGTGGTTTATGGACACCTTCTGTTGTATCCATAATCTTAGATAATGTACCACTTGGTTTAACACAAGTTACATTCTTTGGTCTTTGTGTTCCAAGCTCATCTGCCATTGAATAAGCCGCTGATGTGGCAATTCGTTGCATTGATTGATAATCATACGCAACCAAATCTGGTCTTCTGGCAATACCTGTTAATCCAACGCCACACAGTCTTAAAAACTCATTATTTAAATGCCATGCTTCTTGAAGAATACCATCTTTTAAATTAACTAATGTTTGACGATAATTAGCTCTAGCCACAATATATAGTGTTCTATTTAAACCATCTGTGTCACCATGAAATTTACCAATATCAATTTCAGTTAAATTACAGAATGATTTATTGCCCAATAGAATTTCAACACAAGGATTACATCCAGCAAACCAAGGGGCGCGTTTTTTAGCCACTTCAGCATTAATAAACGCTGGTTCTGAGCCACCTGATAACTCCATTAATTCAAAAATTTTTGTAAGTTCTGAATGTGTTGGCTCGGTATGAAATACAAGAGAATTATTGGATTGACATCTATGTGCATTATCATATAGCCAAAAATCTTTTTTAGCCGTTGCAAATTCTTTTGCTTCATAATCAGTAACGTCCAATATGGCTATTTGTGCTGAACGTCTGCTGCTCAAAACAGTGCCAAGATGATTCATAATGTCAAGAATATCAATAGCCGATAATAAGTTTCCAGCTCTCTTAGACATTATTTCAACAATTCTTGAATATGCTTTCACAATAGCATCATCGCCAGAACTAATCCAACCATAACCGCGCAATCTTTCACCCGCTGGACGCAATTGTGAAAAATCAAGAATCAGTTTATCTGCTAATTGTTTACCAGCTAATATCTTTCCTATTGATTTTGCCCATGCTTCAGCAGAATCACCAATTATAATTGTCCATGTTTTTGTATCCCTATCAAATGTTTCAACATTATTCTGATTTCCTAACTTATCGCTTCTTGTTGACCTAATAATTTCTACGTTAGCAATAGCCTTGCTAAACCCATTTAATGTACCACGAACAGGTTTAAACCCAACGCCACAGCCTTGTAACAATAACCAAAAGCAATCAACAACATCATACACGGTTTCAACATTTGTGAATGAGCAATTAAATTGTGAACTTTCTCTCTTTTTAGATAATTCTGTTCCACCGAGCCACAGACTTCTGCCTGACATTAATGCTTTTCTTTCAAGCATTAATTCACGAAGTTCTGATAATTCATTTAGTTCAGATTTATTTAATTTTGAATGCTTTGCTCGTTCCCATAACCATTTTTGATGACCAATAACACGGTCAACTGTTTCATTCCAAGATTCAAAAGAACCGTCTTCTTTTGGTCTATTATATGTTCTTTTTGTAATAATTTCTGCTCTTGCACTTATTTCATTCATAATTTAGCTCTTTTAGTTAATAAATCTTTAAAAATAACTTGTCTTTCTTTAGCACGAACTACATCAAATCGATGATTATTTTCATCAATTACTTTTGGTTTAATTGGCATAAATGGTACTGACCACAGGTTTATTGGGGGCAAGTCAATATCCGCCCAATTTAAATTATGACTCAATTATCAAACACCCATCAAATAAACAAACATAGCAATCTTAGCTACTATGCCAGTACTCACACCAATTATCGCCAACATCACCAAATAAGCTAATGTACCGTTTATATATTCCATAATTATTCCCATGTTGGTTTATTTTTTTCAATGTTTACAGCTATCTTATCAACAACTGCTTGTAAATCATGTGTCATTGCAATATATGTTCTTGATACTGTTGTATCACCGCGAATATGTTCACGCAAATAATGTACACAGAAATCAGCAATGTCGATATTACTAAACTCACTTAAACTTGCCCTAATCTGGTTATATGACATTTCACTCATATTCTCTCCCCCGTCTTCAAGATTGTGAAAATTAGAAACCATATGACATCTCGGAATCATCTAAAACTGAAATTATTTTATCAAATGCCACATCTAAAAGACTAACTTTATTTGACTGTGAATCAAAGTACGGTTGATTAATCCATATGTTTAAATCAATTTCTACGATTTCTGTGAATCTCATAATAAATCCCTCAATAGTTCTGGATGTTCTACTTGTGACATAAGTTGTTCAATAAAGGAATCCCAATATTTATATCGGTGACCTTTTCTTTGTGAAATAATAGTTCTCAATGATTGATAATTAATAGTCACTTCACGAGTCTGTAGGTAGCCTTCAGGCAATGCATCTTTTAATTCCACAATGCTAATATCACCATCTTTATATGATTGCCAAACCACACGAAACATATCGACAGCAATGCGAGGTGTGTTAGTTGAAAAGTCTTTATTTGTTGGTGCGCGTTTATTGAGCTTATGCATTGTACTTGCTGAGTTCTTAGTGATGAATTGATAAGTATCAAATTCTGCCCAAAATGCACGGGTTGCACGAACATCCATCCACACATTAATGCTGCGTAAGAATTTATTGTGACCACCATCTTTATTTGCTAGTACTTCTGCGCGTTTAATTGACTTATCTCTCTGTGTTTCCCACCATGCATCGATATCGGCTGATTCATCAAGATAGCTATATGCCATACCCCGCAATGCCCATTCGTAACCATGTTCACTTAATATTTTAACGTACATTTCTTAACCCATAAGCTAATATAGTTAGTCCTGATACCACACTAAACAAAATAGCATAGGATTCATTAAATTTAATTGCGATGCTCATGCCAATAATTAACACTGCACAAAACAACATAAAATAACCTAAAAATATAGCCATTAAATCATCATACGATTCCATTATTATCTCCGTTTCTCACGTCTCTTTTCATTATTTACGATATTTAAGATAGTTTTGTCGTCTTTTTTCTTTAACGGCTTCAGGATTTTCCGCTTTTTCTCTTGCTCGTTTTAATCTACGAGCTTCATTTTCTCGCGTATATCTTTCTCTGCGTTTTGCAAGCCTTCTTGCTTCACGACCATACTCTGTGTCTTCTAATGGTGTTAAGACAGTTGAATAACGAATGTTTACTGCTTCAATCGCATTACCATCTTTGTCAAATGCATAGCTACCAGCCATCATAACTATTACGCCTATCTTTTCAAAAATTAAATCAATAAGATTCATGTTAAATCTCAAAATGGGATATCATCATCAGTAAATTCTAATGCTGATTTTGTATCAATAATTATTTCATCCACATTTTCTGGAATAAATCCATCTGCGAACCTAACTTTTTTTACATTAAGGTATTTACCTTTTTGTGAAACCAATATTTCTAGTGGTTTAGGTAATTGTCCCACATACGCGAGCGCACAGTCAATCGTTTTTGGACATTTACCAATGACCCTTTTTGCCCACCAACCATATGCCATGCCGCGTTGAGGTGAACCTAAAGGGTTCTCAAAACCCACCCATTCAGTCGCACCTAGTGTGGCAGAATTATATTCAACTCGAAGCATCGGAATACCTGTTTTACGGATAATATGCTTTGAATACTGCACATCATAAACTTCATACCATTCATCTTCTATTTCATGATTAACGATTTTAGTACGAGGTTCTTTTGCAATAATTTCTTGTGTTGATGCCGTGTGAGTTATCTTTACTTCAAACGGAAAGTCATGCCCACATTCTGGGCACACTCTTACAGAAGGATGACTTATTGTTTGGCAATAAATACACGTCTTCACAGGAGGATTACCGCCCTTTCCTTCCCCTTTCATTTTAGGTATCACTGGGTCATTAATCATCCCTAATCGGGCAATCGTTCCTGAGAAGTCAAGACACAATGCACCATTAGGTTTTATACCCGCTGAAATCGCTTCTAATCGCCCTTCCTTGGTCGATAAGTCATAACCCTTGGCATACACTGGGCGAGTCGCTCTTCCGTACCTCTGGATGTACCTAGCGGTTGATGTGGTTGGTGCTAAATCAATCACCATGTCAATCTGAGGAATATTTGTACCCGTTGTTAAAACCATTGCATTTACAGCGCAGCGATACTTACCATCTTTAAAATCTTGAATAGCGGTATCGCGCTCATCATTACTCATCTTTGAATGCACTGCTACCGCAGGGATACCGAATTCATCATTAAGCATATCTGTGATATGAATCACATGGTCAATACTTGTGGCAAAACATATCCAGCAATTACGGTCATGTCCATATGCTACCGCTTCTTTTAATGCTTCACGAGTAACTTCAATCTTATCAACTGCTTGCGCTAATTGTTTTGAATTATAATCACCCGCAGTAATCTTAACTCCTGTGACATCTAATTGAGATTTGGTTCTTTTAGATGTCAGTGTGGCAAGATAGCCTTCTTCAATAAACCAATTGAATTCATGGAAACTTGTTAAATCAATTGAGAACCCATCAAAGATAGGATGGTTCTCCGTAATCAATCCGTGCCCAAGACGATAACAAGTCGCAGATAATCCCACTACTTTGAGATATTTATTTTTAGCTTCTAAAGCCTTAATAAACTTCACATAGGTAGTGGTTTCATTACCGCTAATTGAATGTGCTTCATCCACAATTACTAAATCAACTTTGCCAAGTAAATCCGCATTATTAGCAATACTTCCTATTCCACAAAATGTGATTTGAGAAATATCTTTTTTACCAAGACCAGCAGAATAAATACTTGATGGTGCTGTTGACCAAAGTCTTTCAAGCTCGTTATAGTCTTGTTCAACTAATTCTTTCACATGAGTAACCACAACAACTCGAAGTCGTGGGAACTCAAATACAAGTTGTTTTATTAATCCAGCAAGCACCAGACCTTTTCCACCACCTGTTGGAATAGCAATAACAGGATTACCTTTACCTGCACGAATAAAGGCAAGCGTTTCATCAATAGCTCTTTGTTGATAACACCGTAGTTTTACTTGTGACATTTTCTACCTCTATGATAATTGACGCATTGACCATTTTTCACATCCAATTAATGCGTTCTCTTTGGGTATATCACAATTAAATCGCTCACAGTTCCAAGCACCATGCACTTCTTTGCTTGGGAAACTGTACTCACAGCTACGACAATTCACATCAACATTATCAACATCACTCATGTGACAAAGAAATACAAAATCACAATATTTACATTCAAACTTCTCTGCACTTTCATGCATTCTTTGTGGAGGAAGTGTGGCATAAATTATTTCTTCTGCTCTATCTAAATGGATACCCGCAACATAATTCTCACGCTCAATAATTTCAACATAGATATCGGAATCATCTTTATTAATAGCCATATAAAGTGAAAAATTAAGTTTTAGTTTATCCATCCCAATTTGCATTTGGGTATAATGCACGGGTTTAGATTTAGCCACACCTTCTTTAACGAGCTTTTTAAATGTCTTAGATGAGTTCGTTTTAAACTCAAGCAAACAAGGCTCATATAAATTAGGAAGGTTAAGCGCAATACCATCACT